TGTCAAGAAAATGTGGAAAGTTTATTAGAAAAAGGGTGGTTGTATGAAAAATAATAATAAAGTAGATAGATTTCTATTAACTAATTATGATGATATAAATTATAGTGATTTAGTAATATTCAATAACATTGAAACATTAGAAGAAATTGAAAAAATAATAATTGAAGTTAAAGATAAACTTCCAGGAGAATACACGAATGAAGATATTTTAGAAGAGTTAGATAATAGGTTTGAAATTAAGGAAATTATAAATCTTTATCATTTACCTAGAATAGAATATTAAAAAAGGAGTAGTTACATGAAAAATAAAGAAATATTATATAATTTTATAGAGTGGTTAAAAGATACAAGAGACCTAGAATTGTTTGAAATTTTAGTACTAGACAATGTAACATCTTATGATATAAAGAGCTATACTGTTGCTTGTTTGCAAGATGAGGCAGAAAGTTATTCATCAGAAGATATTTTAAAAATAAAAGAAATTTTAGAAAAGATATTTATATTAGATGAAACAGAGGGTGAGATATAATGGCATATAGTAAACCTAAGGGCGATGTGCAGTATTTCTACCCTAATTCAAAAATTAATACAAGACCAATTGCTTATTCAACAATTGCTACTAATGATTTAATTGTTGCATTATCATATACATATAACACTATTGAAGATGTATATTATGCTATTAATTCAGATGATGAAGCAAGAGCAATATTAAAAAAATTTATTGATAAAGGGTATGGAAAATATATTGCAAAAGAGCATTTTAAATAAACTCATAAACAAAAAAAGAAAGGAGAATATAAAATGTTATATGAAATAAAAGGTATTCCAGATTATAGTGAACATATTATATTTAACAAAAAAACAATTTATTTAACAGACTTGGAAAATATTGATGGAAATTATTATTTAAAAATAGATGATAAAAAATATATTATTGATAACACTATAATTAAAAATGGAAATGAATATATTAAATTAGAAGAGGTGATTTTATGAATTTTAGACAATTTATAAAATTAAAAAGAATAGAAAGAAAAAGAAGTTTAAGAGATGATGCAAGAGATTTTGGCAAAACAGTTAGTTATTTATCAATAATGGAAACTGGAAAGCAGCCAGTATCAGATGATTATCGTGAATTTCTAGCAAACAAATATGATATTGATTTAGAAGAATTAACTAGTTATTTAGTTAAAAAGATATCAACAGTCTATTATAGTACAGGTGATGAAAAGTGAAAACACTACAATTATTATCAGCTTATATATTATATGATGTTGTTATAATTAACAAAGTTTCAAAAGTTGAATTTATGACTAATGTTTTTGTTTTAGAATTTAATGGCAAAACTATGGCTTATGATTTAAATAATGATAATTTAAGAATAGATGAAAATATGACTATTAAAAAAATTAAAGGAAAAACAAAGTACGAAATGATAACAAATGTTATATAATACTATTAAGGAGGTATTTCATGAATGATAATAAGTTTTATAAGATAACAGATTTAGATTTATTAGAAAATGAATTAAAGAAAAAATTTAGTATTCAAAAAATTGCTGATTATTGTCAGATAAGTAGACAGCAGTTATATAAAAGAATGAAGAAATTAAACATCATAACAAGAGATTTAAAAACAGATTTTAATTATGTAAAAAGATTAATTGCTTATGATAGTCAATATTTTAGATTAGAAATACTTGAAAGGCACCTAGGAAAATTGAAAAGTGCAATTATGTTAAGTGAAAGAAATGAGAATATTTCAGTAAATATTGATTATAAAAAGGAACTAAAAGATATAATTGATTTTATGAGTTCAACTAGTAAATTATAAAGAAAGTGAGATTATGAAGAAAAAAAATTTATTAATTTTAGGGGGAATATTATTATCTTTTTCTACAATAGAAATTAGCCATGCAAATATGGTTCAAGAAATAAAAGGAAAAGAGAAAGCGGCTTTTATTGAAATAGTAGAAAATAGCAAAACATCAGAGCTTGTAGAAGATGACGAGGAGCCGTCCACGGAAAAAATAGAGGAAAAGTACTCATACAGCAACTTTAAAATATGTAATAATAGTAGTGTTAAAACATATATGAATTATAAAGCAATCACCAATACTAGTAGCAAGCAATATAAGTTTATTAAAAACAACATGTATGTAGACCAGGAAAATGGTTTATTAAGATATAATAATGATAATGAATTTATTGGAGTAGCACTAGGTTCAAGTTTTGGTGAAATAGGCTCAATGTATAGGTTTACACTAAACACAGGAATTGTTTTAAATTTAATTAAGATAGAGGCAAAGGCAGATAATCATACTAACAATGGTTGCGAACAAAAGTACGACAAATCAGTAATTGAATTTGTTATTGATAGCAATTATTCTAAGCCAGTTTTTGGTGGAAATAATGGTTATGTTGCAAACGGAAATTTTAATAATATAAAAGAGTTTAAAGGGAAAATAATAAAAATAGAAAAAATAACTATAAATGAATAAAATTTATTAAAAAATTAACAAAATGTATTGACATATGTTTATTTATATATTATAATTAATATATAAAATAGAAGGGAAGATGACACTTATGGACTATTTTGATGCTTTTATAAAAGAATGTATAAAAGATTTAAAAAATGAAGGAACAACAATTGTATATTTTGAATATCAAATTGATGAACTAAAAAAGAGATATCCAAATTTAATTGTTAAAAATATTAATGATGAATATTTTGAAATTATGTTGAACAAAATTAAAGTAAGTGTATAGAATATAATACGGAGGGGAAAATATGACACTAGTAAGTGAAGAAATTATAATAAAACAAGGAAAGAAAATAAAAGAATTAGAGCACAAAATTTTTCAAATTCAAATTACAGGTGAAATACCAAAGCTAAACCATAATACTAGAAAGAGAAAAATCTTTAAAAATTTTGTCAAAGACAATGTAGATATTAATAAATATATTGATAAGAAAATTATAAATAAAGTTAAGAACATGGAACACAAAATGTCTAAGATGAATAAAATAATTGAAGCAAATAATTTAAAATTAAATGGTGTTAGCATACACAAAACAGAAAAAGACTACATTAGAATTGCAATGTTTTTAAATGTTCAAGAGTTATTAGATGGAATAACTAATTGTAAGGAAAAATTTTATAAATTACCGAACGGTTATAAAGTTAAACCCCAATCTTTAAGATATCAAACATTTGTAAATAATTTAACTTGTGTTAGTTGTGGTTTAAAAGGTTGTTTTTTAGCACTTGAAAAAAGCTTAACAGATTTTGGTGGAAATGAAAAATTAGAAGAAGGTCGAGGGTTTCATTTAAATTTATATGCTTTAAATAGTGATGGAAAAGAAATTTTAATGACAAAAGACCATATTTTTCCAAGAAGTAAGGGTGGTTCTGATGAGTTATCTAATTTACAAACAATGTGTGTTAGGTGCAATGAAAAAAAATCAGATAAAATTATTGATAATAATTGGGGCTTTGATTTAGAATATACAGCCGAAATGAAAAATGATTTTAGAAAAATGACAAAGGAAAGAGAAGAGCAAATTTTGGAATATGAAAATAATATAAAAATTCAAAATGAGATTATGGGTGATATTTATGAATAATAAATTAGTAATTTTAATTGGACTTCCAGGTAGTGGTAAAACAACATGGACTAGGGAAGAAGCACTTTTTAGCAATGGGATGAAAAATGAAGAAACTATTATTTTATACGATAATATAAGAGATTTTAATTTTCAAAATACTGTAATATTAAGAAGTGATGATATAAGGGTAGAATTGTTTGATGGACTTAATCAAAACAACAATAGCTTAGTTTTTGAAACAATGAATAAAAGATGTAAAGAGGCATTAAAAAAAGGAAATCATGTAATATATGATGCAACAAACATTAATAGAAAAAGAAGAGTTGCATTAATTAATGAGATGAAAAGACATTGTGGAATTGTATCTTGTATCTGTTTTATATGTGATTTTGATATAATACTAGAAAGAAATTTACATCGAGGAAATGCAAATGTTCCAAAGGAGGCACTTGAAAGAATGTTAAAAAATTTTCAAATGCCACTATTTAATGAAGGTTATACAGAAATAACATATAAAAATAGTGGTGCAAAAACAAAATATTTAAGCTTAACAGATGATTATTTTAGTAATCAAAGTCCATTAAAAGATATTAAGTCTAAATTTAAAGGCTTAATCTATTCAATAGAAGATGAACTTCTAAATTATGACCAAAAAAATAAACATCATAATGAAACATTAGGAGAACATATTAAAAGTGTAATAGAACAGGTCTATTTTGATACTGAAAACATGAAAGATTATGATAGAATAATTCTTATGTTAAGTGCATTTTATCACGATTTAGGAAAACCTTTTTGTCAAGAAATAAAAGATGATTATGCTACATATAGAAATCATAATTATGTTAGTGCTTACTATATGGCTTGTGATTATATGTCTGATTACAATGATAAATTTAAACTTATAGATATAGGGAATTTTATACTTCTTGATTTAATACAATTAATAGAATACCATGATTTTATGTTTTCATATGAAAACTTAGAACAAGCCGAAGAGAAATTAAAAGAAAAATTAGGCGAAAGAATTTGGTATATGTTGTCTATTTTACATAAAGCAGATAGATATAGACCATAACAAAAGAGGTGTTATAGAACAGAACACCATAAATATTTGTGGCATTTTTTAAAGAGAGAGGTGAAAAAAATGTTTAAAAATATAATAAACAAAATAAAAGGAAGATTAGGTTTAGCAAAACCAATAGAATTTTATAAGGATGGAATTTTACAATATGTTACTATTTTAGACATAAATGGAAATGATTTAAAGTTAAGAAATTGTAGTTTGCATGAATTTGAAAATAAATTAGAACAATATGACGATGTGAACTATCTTATTAATGTTGTTCAAAATGGGAAAAGTGGATTTGCAGTATTACCAAGTTATGAAAAGTTTTCAGAACATTATCTGCCATCATTTTTTAAAGAACATCCAGAACTTGATTTAGCAAAAGATGATAAAAAAATAATTAATGAATTATTTAATGCTGATAGAAAAATACTTATTGCAAAAATCAAAGGAGAAATTTAATATGGAAAATAAAAAAAGAAGTTTAAAAGTATTAGAGTTTATTAATAAAAATTTAGAAAATTGGAAAGAACTACTTTCACAGCCACCATATTCTTTGAAAATAAATCAAGACCAAGAATACTATATATTGTCTTATGACATGATAGAAAGCGACATGAGTTTAGAGATATGTCAAGAGTGTAGAGGTCTGATTATAAAAGAAGAAATAGAACACGACATCAATGAAAATAGAACAATATATATCTATACACCAGTATGTGTTCCATTTTATAAATTCTTTAATTATGGTGAACAGAATTATAAAGAATTGAAATCTGAAAACTTAAAGGTGCAAGAAAAAGTAGATGGTTCTTTAATTAAGATGTGGTTTGATGGTCATTGGAGAGTATCAACAAATGGAACAATTAGTGCAGCTAGTGCATCTCTACAATTTCAAACGGATAAATATAAAAACTATATGGATTTATTTAATGCAGCATGGAAGAATACTGAACAAGCAAAGTGGCGAGGAATGTATTCTGAGGAGATATTAGATAAAGACTGCACCTATATGTTTGAGTTAGTTTCGCCCTATAATCGTATTGTAGTTCCATATAAAGATATAAAATTATATCATTTAGGAACTAGAAACAATAAAACTTTACAAGAATTTGAATGTAATATTAATATAGAAAAACCAAAAACATATAATTTAAATTCAATTCCAGAAATTATAAAAGCAGCTAAAAAATTGCCATTTAACGAAGAGGGATATGTTGTTGTAGATGAAAATTATGATAGAGTAAAAATTAAATCACCAGCATATGTTTCAGTTCATTATTTAAGAAACCAATTTAACACCATTAATTATAGAACAATTTTAGAAATTATCTTTAATAATGGTCAAGATGATGTTCTTGCAATTTATCCAGAATATAAAGAACACTTTGATTTAGTTCAATCTCGATATAAAGAATATGTTGATAAAATTAAAAATGATATTAAAGAAATGGATTTTAGAATGGTGACCGAATTTAATATTAACTTTAATATTAATATGGACAATTTAAATTTAAATATTCAAGAAGTCCAAGAAAGAGAAAGAAAAAAAAGATTTGCTAAATGGGCAGTCACAAAAAGCAATTCAGGAATACTTTTTAAATGTTATGATTATGGGACTGATGGTTGGGAAGAAAAATTTCTAAAAGTTAAAAACAAAGATGGAGAAATTGAAAAATCAACTTTAAACAAGATTTTAAATTGGATAGGGTTAAAAGGTGATGAATAATGAAAGTAATCAAAGAAGATAGAGACATGATGAAATCGGTAGTAATAATGGATAGGGGCTGTGGTCATAAAGAATATTATGGTTGCATAACAATGAGAGATGGCATCAATTATTGTAGGCAATGTATATATGAAATATGGCAAAAGGAACAAAACTATCTAGGTTGGAAACCAGACCCAAATAAAGATTTTGTATTTCCATATTATGAAAATGGAGAAAATTATTATGAACAAAAAAATTAAATATGCAATTTATAAAGGGAACATAGGCTTATATGATTGGGAATACTGTGATACAGAAGAAAGTATAAAAGGGTACCCATATATTAAGTCAAGTAGTTTGCCAGTAATAATTAATGACAAGGGTGGATATACTAGTTTTTCAAAAGAAGAAAGTGATTTCATTAAAATAATAGAGGTCAATGAAGATGAAGAACCCCTAACATTAGAGGAAAGATATCCAAAAAACAGTAAAGATTTCAAATATGGATGGATTGACTTAGATGGCAATACCTATAATACTGGTCATCAAGGTCACTTAAAAGCTGCGGAAAAGATTTGTAATGAATTAAAGATGAAAACCTTTAATGGAGAAAGGCACTTAGAAAATCTTGGTTGGATTAAAACAACAAAGGGAATGTTTGATAATGAAAGCATTAATCTTTATGTTGAAAATGGCATAATAACAAGAAAACAATATAACACACTTTTTGATATAGGATTAAGTGAACATGAATTGGTTAAAATTTTTGTAAGAAAAAGCGAAGAAAGATGGTAGATAAAAATGGAAAATGATTTAAATAAAGAATTAACACCTCAGGAATATTTTGATTATTTGAAAGGTAGAAAAGAACAAATAACTGAAAAAGAATTAAATGATTTCTATGATGGTTGCTTGGCACTAGTTGAAAAATATCAAATAACAGGACAAAAAAAGGTTATTAAAAAACTTAGATTTTTAGTTGACTGTGTAGATAAGGAAAGGGATATTGTTAGACTTGGAATAAATACATTTGTTTATAGAGAAGATATAGAAAGCTATATTGATAATATTTCTAAGAATACAGTTAAGATTATTGAATTAGAAAACTATCCAAGAGAAATACCAGATGAAATTGTTAAAACAATTGCAAAAACAAAAGATATTTTTGACCAAATGTATGTAGTTTTTACAGATTACACTGGTCGTGTGGAGAAGGAAATTGAAAAAGAAAGAAGAGATAAAGACCCTATTCTTTTTGGAACATTTCAAAAAATACTAAGTAGGTCAAATAACACAACAACTGTTGAGATACTAATAAACGATAGATTTTATTATTTAGGAGATTGGATTGATGAGTATTGTGATTTAACAATGGATAAGTTTTTAGAAGAAAGTGGAAAAGAAAAACTTAAAAGTATAAAAACACCAATCAATAAAAATGAAATAATGGAAGAATTAAGTAGATTAGATGATGAGTTAAAAATAACAAATCTAAAACCTAAAAGAAGCCTTTTTAGCAAAGTGAAAAGTATTTTAAAATGAAGGCAAATGTAGACCTAACAAATGGTAGAGTTTTTAGAGATAAAAATAATTTCAATGTTGAAAGAAAATACCCATATAAACCAAGTAATTTAGATAAAATACTTATAGATGGTGAAAACATTAAAGATAATTGGGGAATATTCCAAGGAAACCATGATGAAAGATTTAGCAAAAAAAAATTTAAAGAATATCAAGAAGAAAATACTTGTGAAAGATGCGGAAAGACCATCTTGCCATATAATAAAATAATAGGATTATTATGCAAGGGTTGTGATGAGTGGCTTGAACAATCAGTGTCATTGTCATCAAGGGTTCTTGGAGGAACTATATGAAAAGAATTTTTGAAAATTTTTTAGATAAAAACAATTATATTATAATTAATATGAAATTATTTGAACATTGTGTATATTATAATTTAAAAAAAACAATAAAGAAAAAAACAATAATTTTTACTTTTAGAATTTCTTTAAATATTGATAATATGTATTATGAAAAAAATATCTTAAAAAATTTAAATGATGATTTCCAATTATATAAAGAATATGCAGATACTATACCTAGTAAAAAGAATGATAATATATATGATTTTAGAATGAGTGATTTTATATGATTTATTTTACAAGCGACTTGCATTTTGGTCATGATAATATTATAGAATATTGTAATAGACCATTTCCAAATGTTGCACAAATGGACTTAGTAATGATACATAATTGGAATATGGTTGTTGGAACAAGAGATGATGTTTATATACTAGGTGATTTTTCTTTTTATAAAGATAAGGAAAGAAATAAAAGTATATTAGAAACACTAAATGGTAAAAAACATCTTATTATAGGAAATCACGATTATAAAAATGTTATTCCAGAAGAGTGTTTTGTAGAAATTGTTCCTTATAAAGAACTAAAGTTTAAAAAAAGATTTTTTGTATTAAGTCATTATCCAATATTGTCTTGGAATAAAAAACATCATAATGCCATACATTTATATGGTCATACTCATAACACTTCATTGGGAGAATATGAAAATCAAAATTGTTTAAATGTTGGTGTGGATAATCATAATTTTACACCAGTATTCATAGATGATATAATTGAAAGATTTAAAAATAAAGAGGTGATAAAAGATGAATAAAAAAGCATATATATTTATTACAAATAAAGACCAAAGGGGAATGATAGAAAATGCTTTAAGAAGAGAAAACTTAAAAGATTTTGCTAACATAATTATGGCAAGTGATAAAGAACCATTACCATTGTTGAGAAATTCACCCCTTATATTCTTATCTAAACAAGTTAAGTTATATCATATGGAATATGTGAATAAGGTAGTTTTGCCATTTTTAGCTGGTAAACAAAGTGGTAAATTGTTTTTCTTTACAAATGTTGATGAGATATTAAAAATAATTAAAAAAGAAATAAAAATATAATATACAAAAGTTATTTTATAAAAATAAAATGACTTTTTTTACTTTTTTGGTAAAAAGTGGTTGACTTTATTAAAAACTTAGCATATAATGTATATATAAGATTATTATATGGCAATCGACAGCATAGGCAATTGTTGAAATGACCATTACACAAGAGTGAAAGATAGGTGAAAAACAATTAAATTAACTTGTGGTCTTAAATTAGCATGAAGAAGGAGAGAGAAATTAATGCAAATTTACGAATTAAAAAAAGGTACTGTCTATCACTCTAAATTTTTAAATGCAATTAGTCAAATTGATAGATGGCAATTACTAACAAAGGAGTTAGAGGAACTTAAAAGAACAAAGGAGCATCTTATAAGTCCACAAAAAATATTTAAACTAATGAAAAAATATGATGTAGAAGAAATTTCAAAAGTTGAAAATGTGATTAAAGAAGACCTGGGGTTAAAAAAAGTTTTTGGAGAAGAAAGTTCTATTGCAGCAGATGTTAATAACTTTAATTTTTATGTAAAGACAAATGGTTTATTAGAAAAAAATAATGAAAATGAAAACGAATTTAATATATTTGAAGAAAATTATATTTTATCTAATATAACCATAGATGAATTTGAAAGGTTGGTAGAAAATGAATAATCTTTCAAATGAAGAATTAGTTGGGCTAATTAAGGGCGGTAAAAAAGAATATATGGATGAACTTTTTATTAGAAATAAAAAAGGAATAAAGTTGTCTGTTTTTAATTTTTTAAAAAATCATAAAAGCACTTTGGATAAGTTTAATAGTTATGATTATGATGACATATATCAAATTGCAAGTTATTATTTTATTCAAAGTGTCGATGACTATGATGAGAATAGAGAAGCAAAATATATAACATTCTTAATAAATTATTTAAGATGGAAATTAAGTAATCACTTTTTTAGACATGGAAAAATAAAATTTCAACTAAGACCATCATTTAATAATTTAACAATAAAAGAAGATACACAGGGTAATGATGGTACATATGACTATGATTTAGAAAAGCCAGAAGATGGTTGGCATGTACCAGAATATAGAGAAGACTTTGAAAGTAGAATGATAATAGATGACCTCTTATCAACATTAAAGGAAAGAGATGCTAATATGATAAGAGATTATTATTTAAATGGTTATTCTATGAAAGAAGTTGCAGAAAAATATGATATGGTAAGTGTGCCAGCAGCAAGAACCTTGATTTATAAAACAATGCAAAAACTAAGAAAGAATAATAGAATTTATGAAAAAAATATTTAATTTAATTTTATTATTTTTTAAAAAGTTTTTTAAAAGAAAAAAGAAGATAGAAGTAATTAAAAAGAAATATTTGATTTTTGGTGGATATATTCATAGCAAGAATGATGGAGATTTACATTTTATTTCTGGAGATAGATTAAGACAATTATATAATATAAATAAAGAAGATTGTATTATTGTTAATAATGAAGAAGATAAGATGAAAATAAAAGGCATAAAAAGATATGAATTTATAGAGTTATATCCAAAATTTGATGGAAAATATGAAAACTTAGGAGGAAAAAGAAAATGGAATTAAAAAAAGTATATGCAAAAAAATATAATTGTCCAACTGAACCTTGGTGTTTAGCACGAGGAATTGAACCAGACTATATTGTTGATGATAATAGTGGTGAAGACAACTATCAAATTGATAGAGAGGAATTGACGTTAAAGTTTGAAAATGAATACTTTAAAGATATTGAAACCGATAATACCACATCTAACAAAATTGACACTCTAATGGGAGATATTGAAAGTAAAATTAAAAATACTATGGGTGTTTTAAAAACAACTGAAAATATTATTTTAAAAGGAAGCTATTTAGAAAAAAATAATCATTATATAAGAGTTCCTTATATAGTTAAAAATCGCAATAAAATTACCATTTTATTTCTACAATTTAAAGAGCTAAATAAGTTTTTTAAAGACTGGGGAACAAAAGCATCTTTTATGCCAAATTTATTTTATACAATGGACATTGCAGAACACAACCTGGGCAATGAATTTGAAATAGAATACAGATTAATTACACTTGAAGATGGAACAAATGATTTTGCTGAAACATTCATATACAATAATAGAAAAGAAGATGAAAATATATTTGCAAAAGAATATGAAAAAAATCAACCAATTTATTATAATATAGAAAGTGAAACAGAGCCAGAGTTTCATGTTGGTCGTGATTGTAAAAAATGTTCATATAGAAAAAGACATGGTATTCCCAACACAAGTATTCTTGAATTAGAGGTTACTAGTCAATGTTGGAGAACAACAAAAAAAATAATAGAAAAAATTGGTTCATTAAAAATCGAAGATATGGGTCGAGAAGAAATAGATATGTTGACCGATGTTCAAAAGAATAAACTAAATGCAATTCAAAGCGAAAGTGGAAAGTCTATTAATATGAAAATCATTAATGAATTTTTAGATATTATAGAAGATGGATATGTTAGTTTTGACTTTGAGGCTTATAGCAGCATTATTCCACCAGCAAAAACAAAAGGTTATACTAACTATGCCCAAATACCATTTAGTTATAGTTTAGACATTATTGATGAATGGGGTGCTATTGAACACAGGGATTATATAGTTCCTTACACAAAGGACAATTTTGACAGCCTTTTTAAACAACTAAAAAAAGATATGCCTACTGATAAACCAATAGTAGTATATTTTAAAACATATGAAATAAGTAGGTTAAAAGAATTTCAAGAAAGATTTCCTGATGACCACGATTTAATTCAAAATTGGATTGATAATGTTATTGACTTGTATGAAGTATTTGAAAAAGGTGGCTACTATGACTTAAAATTTAATAATAGTTGTTCTTTAAAAAATGTTTATCCTGTATTGGTTGATAGCAAAGATTATGAATTGCTTGATATTAATAATGGAGAAAAAGCAATGATACAATACAAACTTATATTTGATGGAAAAATTAGTTTAAATAGTGATGAAAAAGATAGAATTTTAAATAATTTAATCGAATATAATAAGAAAGATACGCATGCACAAATTGAAATAATAGATTTTTTAAAAAAATTGGGTACGAAATAGCAACCGATGTTGTATAATATTAGTAGGAGGAGAGAAGATGGCTAAATCAAAAGTGTTTAAAGAAAAAGCAGCAGTTAATAAAATCATAGATGGTATTATTGAAAATGCAGAAATTGTTTCAAAAACATTTGGTTACAATGGTAAAGATATCTTGATTAATCGAGACGGAAATACTATTATCACCAACGATGGAGTTTTTGTTTCAAACCATATATTTCTTGACGATGAACTAGAAGACCTTGGAAGTTCATTAATTAGAAATATAACATTGAACTCAGATTTAATCAGTGGTGATGGGACTACTAGTTCAGCTATAATTACCAAAGGCATTGTTTCAAGAATGAAAAAAATATTAAATAAAAACAATGTTGATAATTTAGAATTGAAAAATGGAATGTTGGAAGCTCAAAAAGTAGTAAATAATTATTTTGAAAAATATCGCAATAAGATAACAAAAAATGACTATTATAATGTTGCATTTACAACAACTAGAAATGAAGAAATTTCTACATTAGTTTCAGAAGTCTTTGAAAAGATTGGTAGCAAGGGTAAAGTTTTATTTAAAGAAAGCGATGCACAAGGATTATCAGTAGAATATCAAAATGGATTTACATTAGAATATGGTTATGAAACAACAATGTTGCCTAACATATTAGATAATTCATTAGTTGCCCTTTTTAAAGAGAGAATTAATAGTGTTCCAGTTTTTCAAGAAATCATCAAAGAAGCAATGCTTAAAGAAGAAAAGAACTTATTAATCATTGTCAAAGATGGAATTGCTGATGCGGTTATGCAAGTTGCAATAGCAGTTCAGCAAAGTAAAGATATCGACTTAAATTTAAGTATTGTAAAGATTTCAGGTTCAGAAAAAATAGTTGATAGATTATTCAAAGATGTATCAATTATTACTAGTTCTAAAATTATTGATAATTCATTTAATTATAAAGAACCATTCTTGGGATTTGTTAAAAAAGTTACTATAACAGACAAACAAACTACCTTAGTTGATGGGAATATAAATAAAAAAGAATTAAAAAAGCATATTGAAAACTTAACAAAAACTATGGTAGAAAACCGTAGTGAAAGTGAAAAGGAAGATATTAGAAAAAGAATTGGGAACTTGCAAGGATTGGTTGCTATTATCAAAATAGGTGCTTTAAGTCGAGAAAAAATAGGAAACTATAAAGATAAGATAAAAGATGTAGTTAATTCTTTAAGAAATGCAATTGACGATGGTGTTGTTGCAGGTGGTGGTTCAGTCCTATTTACAATTTCTGATGAAATAAAATCAAAAGAAAAAATTAAAGATAAAAATAAAGACTTCATAAGGGGTTATAGTATTGTGTTAGACTCACTAAAAGAACCTTTAAAACAAATTATCTATAATTCAGGTTATAGTGAAAATAAGTCAAAAAATATCTTAAAAGAAATAAGTAATGTAAATAAGTTTAAAATTGAAAAGAATACATATTCATTATCTGGATTTGATGCAAAAGATAGGGCTATTTCTAATCTTTATGAAAAAGGAATATTAGACCCATACACCACAATTATTAATTCCTTTAATAATGCAATAGAGATATCTAGTATGATAGCAACATTAGACTGTGCTGTCGTAACAAGAACCGAGGTGTTTAAAGATGAAGGAAGAAATTAATCAATATAAATATAAACCATTTGGTTTGAGAGTATTAATTAAGAAAATAGACAATCCACTATCAAATTTTGGGAAAGATATATTTGAAGGACAAATTATAGGCATCCCAGACAAATTATCTATAAACAACCAGATAAAAATAAATTCACAATTTTCTGATGAAACAAAAGAAATATCAGACATAAATTATAATAATTTATTTGGTGAACTTGGTATTTTCTCAATAGGCTCGAAAGTTTTATTTAAATATAATCAAGAAATTATAGACAACAATGCTGACATATATAATGTTCCAGTCGAGTTAATAAGGGCTTATATAAATGAAACAAAATAAAGAACTCAACAATGCAATAGATGGTATAAAAACTATAACATCTTTATGTAATGATATTGAGAAAAAGTTATTAATCGAAAGTGTTAAAAATAAAAATTTAATTAAAACTAAAAATGACATTGGTACATTAAAGGACTTATTAGTTGATGTTTTTGAAAATATAATTAAATCAGATATAATAGATATGGAAGTCGCAATATTATATGATAATGAAATTTATCTTGGTGTCATTGATAAAAATTATATCATATATAATAAGCAAAAAAACAATGATGAAATAGACATTCTAGGAAAAAGAAATAATTTAGAAGATGCTATTGCTTTATTTTATAAATATGCTTATAAAAAAAAGTTAAAAAAAGTTAAATAATATGTATTTAATCTCTTGACAAACATATAATAATAGTATATAATAGTTATATAATTAATTGTTATACAACATTTATTATAAGAAAGAGGGATTAATATGGAATTATATAATGATACAAGTTATTTTTTAAACAGTTTGGAAAGTGAAAATACTAGAAAGACTTATTTAAAAGGTATTAATGATTTTTTACTATTTCTTTTTAATAAAAAAATAGAAAATGTAACAAAGGATGAATTAATAAATTCTTCAATAAATTATCAAACTATGGTTAGATATAAAGTATTTCTTTCTGAAAATGGAAGCGAAGGGCAAACTATTAGAACTAAGATTTATAGTGTTATTTCTTGGTTAACTTATCTCTACAAAGCTGAGTATTCTCTGCCCAACCCTATTCAATTACGATTAGAAAGAAAAGTAATGCCTAAAATTAATGACAATAATGGTTCAAAGCCATTTACACATAGTGAAATGACTAAGATGATAGAAAAAGCAAACAATTATGCTAATGGTAAAGCTAAGTCTATATTGTTAGAACTTGCTTATATGACATCATGGAGAAAAGAAGCACTATTAAATATTGTTGTTAAAGATATTTATAAACTTAAAGATAAAAATAACTATTACCTTGTTGATTGTGTAGATAAAGGACAAAAACAAGACACTAAACCAATTACATTAGAGTTTTATGAAAGAATAAATTCTTTAATAATTGAGAGAGGTCTTAAAGATGATGATAAAATATTTGACTTTACAGCAATGACATGTGATAGACTAATTGATGCTTTAAAAAAAGACTTAAATATTAGAGGGGATAAAACATTTCACTCAATAAGAAAGAGCAGTATAAATAGAGTTTTAGACCTTACAGACAATTTAATACTAGCTAAAAAACATGCTAATCACGAAAGTATAGTTACAACAGAAAAGTTCTATATTAAAAATAATTTAGATTTTTCTGATAATGTTGCATTATTTTTAATGAATAGTATAGATGACACAAAATTTGATAATTTAACGAGAGAAGAGTTGTTAAATTTGGTTAAGGGCAGCGAGGATAAAATAAAATTCTCATTATTAACCAAATTAGAAAAAACAAGTAAAGTAAAATAAAATTTGGAGGAAAAAGAATGGAATTAAAACCAACATACGGTAACTTTCAGGTTACTGGAACTATTTATGATTTTTTAAAAAACAAAGAAGGGGAAATCGTTAATACAGGAATTACTACTAACGGTCAACCTTGGAAAAGTATAAGAATATCAATACAAACAACAGAAAATAATATAATTACAGTAGAGTTGTTTGGAATGGCAAAAGATACTGTTCGTGCTAGTAAAAGAGAAGGAACAGGAAAAGATACTAAATATGTAAATAAAGACTTTGCATGGGACAAAAGAGGGAATTTACCAAAAGATTATTCTCTATCTGGGTTAGATGCAGTTACATATACAACTGATGAGGAAAAACAAGCAAAAAATAACAATATTACAAAGGTAGCATATGATGCTATTGATGATATTGTTGAAATTTTTAAATCAGGAGATGCAGTGTTTATTCGTGGAGGTTTAACTTTTAATGAATACAATGGAGATACAAGACCAAGATGTAGTGTTCAAAGAATATTAAGAGCAGATGAAACTAAGTTTGAAAAAGAAGGAAATGAACCTTGTTCTAAATTTGAACAAACAGTTGTTGTCCGTTCTACAAAATTAGAAAAAGAAGAAAAAAGATTATATATTGATGCTTTAATCGTAACAGATAAAAATGGAAACTTTGTAGAAAAAGAGTTTTATGTAGATATTGCTGAAAGAGAAAAATTAGCAAAAAACATTAAGAAATTATCAGAGTTTACACAAATTAAACTTATTGGAGACATTATAAATGAAGCAATCATTTCTGAAACATCAGAAGTTGAAGATGATGGTTGGGGAGAAGATAAAGTAATGCAGAAAAAAGTAGTAGAAGGTTATGTTAGCTCTTTAAGAGTAACAATGGCAGACCCTGAAACTATTATAGATGCAGCTTATAATGTAAGTGACTTTGTTAAAAAGGATGAATTATCAGATGAATTAAGTGATGAAGAAATTGGTGACTTGGTTGATGAAGAAGATGAAATCTTTGAAAATGATAGTTTAGATGACCTTGGTGACAAGATTGAAGTTGAAGAAAGTGAAGATGATGGCTGGTTATAAAAATCAGTCTTTGTCATAACTTAGAAAGAGGTATAACATGGGATTAACACCAGAATTAGAAAAATTATTAGGAATTGAAACTAATATCCCTAAAATGGATTGGTACAGCTATGGTGGAATTATTGCAACACCACCAAAGTTTGGTAAAACAACATTAGCAAGACTAATTCCAAAATCAATTTTACTAGCTTGTGAAATTGGTTATGATAGTTTAGAGATTAAGTTCAGAAGAATTAAAAGATGGGAAGATTTCGTTGAGTTTATCGACCTATTAGAAGAAAATATTGAAACAATTGATGAAAAATTAAAATTAATTGTTGTTGACACAGTCCATGAATTATGGAGAATGTGTAACCAATATACTCTTAATCGCATAAATATGAGAATGAGAGCAAATGGTAAAAAGGGTGTGGAAACACTAGAACAATATGATTATAGAAATGGTTTAAAAATTCGTGATGAAGAATTTATCAAACAAAGAGACAGAATTAAGGATTTGGGTTTACAGTTATTATGGATGTCTCACTTAGTTAAGAAAAAAATTAAACCTGAAGATGAAGAAAGTTATCACTCATTAGATTTAGACTATGATGAAAATCTATATAATATTTTAGTTAAAGATGCTAGTTACATCTTAATTGGTCAAAATATTAGAGTCGTTGAAGATGATGGTAAGACAAGTCATGTTGATAGAAAGTTTGTTTCTAAAAACGATGGTATTATTCAAGGTGGTTCAAGAGTTCACATTGGTGAAGATATTGAATTTCAAACCGAAGAAGAATTTTTAGAAAAATTTAATGAATTATTTTCAAAATCATTAATGGAAAAAAACAATATCAAAGCACCAGAAGCAAAAAAGATGGTTGAAGAACAAGATGAGAAATTGGTTGAAAAAAGAAAAAACATTAAACCTGAAAAAGAAAAAAGAGAAGAGCTTATTTCTAAAATAAAGGGCGAGGTTGCTTCTAAACCAACTACTAAGAAAAAAGTATTATCATACCTAGAAGAAAAATACGAAACATCTTCACCTAAAATATTAAATGATTTAGAAATTGAAGATTTAATCAAGATTGAAAATTTATTATAATTAGGGAGAGATATATAATGAGAACTAGAGAATATAAATGTTATTATTGTAAAAATAAAATTAAAACTAATGAAGAACTTATAGAAAATAAATCAAATGATGGGAAAAAGGTATTATACAGAATACACAAGACATGTTTTGAATTTAGAGAAAAAGAAAAGTTAGAATTAGACAGCCTTGTTGAAACAATAAAGAAGATATATAACATTGAAATTATTCCTAGTTCTTTTTATGTTCGTTTACAAGATTTAAGGAATGGAAACGACACATATAACAAGGTTAAAAAGTCTAAAAATGGATATAGATATAAGTTAATAGAATATACTTATAGAAAGAAATATCCAGACATAAAAAAAACACTACCCAATATTAATGGTTCAATAAACCAATTAAATTATGGTTTGGCAATAGTTAGAAATAGCATAAATGATGTTGTATTAGAATTAAAAGCTAGAAATGCCAGAAAAAAAGAATTGGAAAAAGTAAGAGATGAAAAAGTTGTAACCAAAATATCAAAAGAAATTGTGGTAGATAAAAAAGAAAAAAAGAAACCTTTGCCAGATTGGCTTTAGAGGAGGAAGGTAAATGTTTAAACCATTTATAGAATTACCACAAAAAGATGAGCAAATATTAATAGGCTTACTGTGGAGAAATGCTAGTGGGTACAAGAAATTAAGAAATCATAAAGTTAGTGAAAAAACATTTGTAAGTAAAGTCAATTATACATTTTATAAAATAGGAAAACTTATGCACGAAAGTGGTGTTGATAATTTTGACAAATTAACAGTTTACTCATTTTTAGACAAGAGAAAAGAACTTCTTGAAGAGTTTGAATTAGCTGGAGGATATAAATATATTTCCGACATCGTATCTTGTTTAGATGGAGATAAAACATATAATATAGACCATCACATTAATGAGATTTTAAAATTTGAAAGTTTAAGAGTATTATATTCATTAGGATTTATTTCAAAAGAAAATAAACAAAACCTTAAAAGACTTGTATCTTTAAATATAGATGATATAAGAACATATCTTAATCATCACATAAATAAGTCATTAGCACAGATTAATAGCACCAATTATGAGATATATGATGTAATTGATGAAGACGGACTATTAGACACCATAGAGAGTGCTAAGAAGGGCATTCAGGGCAGCATACAACTAAATTCGCCAAATCTTAATAGGATTTTAAAAGGTTGGCAACTTGGTAAATTATATTATTTAATTATGCCGAGTGGTTTAGGAAAGTCCACTATTGCTAGAAATTTATTTTTACCAAGTGTTATAAAGAATAGAGAAAATACATTAATATTCGTAAATGAAGAAAATCTTGAAACATGGAGATTAAATCTCTTAGTAACAATTGCTAACACAGAATTAGATGGAAGATATCTAATTAAAGATAATATATTAAGTGGTAAAATAAAAGAAGAAGACGAAGAAGTATTAAAAAAAGCAGCTGATTGGCTTATTGAAAATGCTAGTGAATTTGTCTTAAAATTAGTAGTATTAAAGTCTTATCGCTTTGAAGATGTCTTAAAAATATTAGAAGAACATAGAGCCTATAATATAACCACTATGATAATTGACACATTTAAGCCTGGAACTGGAAATAAAAAAGATATGGAGAGATGGCAACAATTTAGTGAAAACTCGCAAGATTTATTTGACTTAATTAAAACAGATAATATGAATATAAGATGCTTAGCAACTATGCAATTAAAATTAGGTTATCAGTCAAGATTTTTAACTATGGATGCCGTTGGTAAATCAAAGGAAACAGTAGAGGTAGCAGATGTTGTTATGCTAGGTAGAGAATTATATAAAGATGAAATGCCCATGGGTAAAAATGAACTGTCCGTATTTAAATGGACTAAGGAAAAGACTGGGGGATATAAAAGAATATCAGTCGATTTAGACCATAAAAAAAGATATTTAATATTGTTCTTTGGGAAGAACAGACTAGGAACTGATAGGGAACAAGTTATATTGGAAATGAATTATGATAAAAATTTAATTGAAGATGTCGGCTTTTCTGAAATGCGACCTGAGGGATGATATAATGAATATGAATGTAGTAGAATTTAAACAATATATTTATCAAAAAGACTTAATAGTAATTATTTTGGAAAAACTTAAATGTGGAAATATTAAAAGAGAACAAGGTGGGAAAATTATAACTGCTGCTTTACCAAATGGGAATAACCCTAGAAGTGTTCAAGTTAAAAATAATTCCTTCCTAGATGCTTGTATTAGGTCAAAAAATATAGACAAGATAGATTTATTTGATATTGTAAGTTATATTTATTTTGGAGAAACAGACAAAAAGGGAATGAGATACTCTCGTGAAATGGCTATAAACTGGGCTAAGAGGGCATTACAAATAGGATATGGAGATATGCCATCAGAAAGTTTTGAATGGGCTTATGAAGTCACTAAAAGAGCCAAGAAAAATATAGTTCTTGACCCAAGTCTTATGAATAAAACATTTCCTTATCCACATAGAGATTGGATTAATGATGGTATTAAATACGAAACCCAAATTAAATTTGGTGTTTGTTATAACTTAGTAGAAAATCAAATAGTATTCCCAATATACAATGACATGGATGAATTAATTGGGATTAAGGCAAGAAACTTAAATTATAAAAACAGAAGTGATTTACCGAAATATATTTATTTAAATCCTTTCTTTGTAGGAGGAAATCTTTACGGTTTAAATATAGCAAAAAAAACAAGAAAGAAATATATAATTATATTTGAGGCAGAAAAATCAGTTATGAAAGCATGGCAATATGGATATGATAACACAGTTGCACTTGCTTGTAAGGAACTAACAAACATCCAAGTTGATTTGTTAAATAAATATATAACAGATGACACAGATATCATATTAGCATATGACAAAGATGTTTATATGAAAGATGGTAAATTGAATAAAGTAGAATTAAGAAAGGCTGCAAATAGATTTACAAAAAATAATGTTTATTGTTTAATTGATTTAGATAATAAAATAGGAAATAAGGATGCCCCAATAGATTGTGGCAAAGAAATTTTTGAAAATTTATTAAAGAATAAAAAAAGAATAAAATAAAAGAAGTAGAATAGGCATATCTACTTCAATTTGGAAAAAAATATTTAAGTTTTATAAATAAGGATAAAAATCAAGTTTGAGAGAGAGACTTTTATCAATTAACTTAAATCTTGCTAAGACCCCAACAAGTTCTTAGCGATGAGTATTATAACCCATACTATTTAATTTGTCAAGCAAAATATCAAATATTTTTAAAACTTTTTTGAGAGAGTAAAAAAGTCTTATTGCTTAACATTAATATTATGGTCTCTAAAATTATTTATATACATTAATATGAAAGAATATGAGGTAAAAATATGAAATATTATTTATTTAAAGAAAAAAAAGGATTGGCTTTATATAGAACAACTAGTAGTAAAACAAGTAGATATCTTGATTTCTACCCAACACCATTATCAGAAGAAGTGGAGTTAATCATATTTGATAACATGGAACAAGCACAAGCTGAGATTGAAATGTTAGACAACCATTTTGGAGAGTATGGATGGGAGGCAAAAATATATGAACAAGGTGAAAAAGAATAGTTTTGAGTATTATGTTATTAAAGGAACTTATTATAGAAGAAAGATAGCATTTGCTAGACAAAGCGGAAAAAGAATAAGAACCTGGATTTATAATAATTTATATAAATACTATGAAAAACAAGAAATAAAAGCATTTATGAGAGGTGATTAAAGAAATGGATATTAAGCAAGAGATAATTAAACTTAGAGATTTACCAGATAATTTCTTTAATCCTAGCATTAATGATGTAGGTGAAATTACTCTTTTAAAGAATATAGATAAAGCAAAAGAAGTTCTTATTAGAAATATTAATGAAAACAATAAAATTACTATTTTTGCTGATATCGACATTGATGGTGTTATGGCAACTTCTATAATGTACAATTGGTTAGATGGCATATTTTATGATAATAAAAAAGTCTTATTCCAGCAAAGAACCAAGGGTCACGGTATCAAGTTTGATATTGTTAAAGAAACTGACCTATTAATCATTGTAGATAGTAGTAGTAATGAAAGTGAAGAAATTTCAAAGATACTTTATCAAAATAAGGTAAAAGAAATTATTATTATTGACCACCATGAGGTAGATGGACTTGAAATAAAGGGTGGAACTGGAAATATTTTATTAAAGTTTGCCCCATATGTAGAAATTAATGATAGAGTTACTTTATTAAACCCACATCAACTTGATTGCAAATTTAAAAATAAAGACATAAGTGGTGCAATGCTTACTTATAGATTTTTAGAATATGTTTCACAAGAAGATGAGCAATGGCAAGATAAGATAGAAAGACTATCAGATTTGCCAGCCATATCTATCATAAGTGATGTTATGAGAGTTGACAATATGGAAAATCGCTATTATTATTATAATGGTTTAAACTCTATTCAAAATAATGGGCTGTTTAGTTTCATGGATACAAATAGGATAAATACCTTTAATGTCAATAGTAATAAACTGGCATTTGAAATAAATCCAAAAATAAATGCAACAATCAGAATGCAGAGTATTAAAATGATATTTGAGTTATTTTTACAAACTGATAAAGTTGCAAATGATAGAAAGGATATAATTAAGAAAATTAATAAGGCATATGAATTAAAGGGAAAAATAGAAGAAGAAATTCGCAATAAAATGACTATTTTATTTGAGAATGATAATATCATAATTTTACAAAACAATTACATTGATAGATATGGAGTTAGTTCAAACTTTAATGGTGTACTTGCTTCACAAGTTGCTAATGAGAAACAAAAACATACTATTATAGTAAATTCTCTATTAAAGGGAAGTGGTCGTGCATATAGTTCATATGAGTTAAAAGGCTACCTTGATGAAATTTGTAAAGGCTCTGTAAGTTGTGCAGGGCATCAAGGTGCATTTGGTATCAAGATAAATAACTTAAAAAATTTTATAGACATTATTTCAAATACACCCCCCCCTGTCGATAAAACTTTGCCAACTGATTTTGAAATAGAGATTGAATTTAAAGAATTATCAAAAAACATATTTGAAGAAATTGAAGAAATTCAATTTATGGTTGGCAATGGATTTCCAAATATCAGATTTAAAGTGAATAACATAGTGATAAAAGAAATAAAAGAAACATCAGGTGGAAATTTATATTATTTAGATGATAGAAAAAAGTATATTAGAATAATGAATAAAACAAACTTATTATTTGATGAATTGGATAGTATAGACATATATGGAACTTTATCTATTAAAGAGTATTTTGGAAAAATTTATTATGAAATCGAATGTATTAATATTGAAAATAATTAATAAAAATAGTTGACAAAAAATTTTTTATAGCATATAATAGTATTATAACAATAAGAGAGGGAAATATATGGAAAAGAAGGAAATGAATTTAACAGAATATTATTCAAATAGATTAATAAGTGTTCTTGTAGAACTTTCTAATATAGAAAGTGAAATGCGAGAATTTAGTGATAGATTGCAAGAAGTAGATAAAAAAAGAACTACACTAGACCATTACTTAGAAAATGAAGGTGTTTCATATGCTGGTTCAAAAGCATTTAATGATGAAAAAAGAAGTGTATTACAGCTAAGAAGAAACATTAAGCAAGTTTATGAGATAATGAAACATTATCAAACACATAAAAATAAAATATTGAATATAGAAAATAGACAATTTTTAATTACTGAAATAAATAAAAAGACAAAAGAACTATTAAACTGTAAATATAATTATCAAGAAGAATATTATACCAAAGAGTTTTTAGATGAATTAACTAAAAAGAAAAGAAAGGATGAGAATGACAATGAATAAGATATATGTAGAATTTAGCATTGAAGAGTGGGAAATATTAAGAGGAATAGTAAGAGAATTAGAAGATGTCTGTTCTAGCATGATAGAAAATGTAAAAGATGAAAAACTAAAAGTAAACTTAATAAAAAGACAAAACCAAATAATTGAAACTAGTGCCCACCTAAGTGTTCAAGATTTAGTAAATATGGGTGTTCTTGAAAGAGATGACCATCCAGCTACAATAGCAAGGAAAAAATATTTTTCTGATGAAGAGAATAAAGATGAAAAATAATTATGAAAATTATCATTCTCATTCTCATTATTCAAATATATACACACCTGACTGCATAGTAAGACCTAAGGATTTGGCAAAAAGAGCTGTAAAGTTGGGACAAAAAACATTAAGTAGTGTTGAACATGGATTTATAGGCAATCTTTTTGAATATTATGATGTGGCAAAAGAATATAATTTAAAATTAATTGTGGGTGCAGAGTTTTATTTCGTTCCTGATAGAAAAGAACAAAATCCAAAGAACTATCATATGGTTGTGTTGGCAAAAAATAATGATGGAGTTAAAGAAATAAAAAAAATAATGTCTATTGCAAATCAAGATGGTTATTATTATAAACCAAGAATTGATTTAGAACTATTGATGTCTTTAACACCTGGAAATGTTGTAGTCACAACAGCATGTCTAGGTTCTTTTATAAGAGAAAATAGCGATGTTTTTGTCTTTAAAATACTAAGGGAATTAGCAGACCATTTTAAAAACAATTTCTATTTAGAGGTTCAATGCCACACTAATGAAAAACAAGTAAAATATAATGAAAAAATTAAATATTTACACAAAGTTTTTAAAATACCATTAATACATGGTTGTGATACACATTACATATCAATGGATGATGGTAGAGATAGAGATATTTTCATTAGAGGAAAGGGTATTGAATATCCAGACGAACAAGGGTTTTTAATGGATTACCCAACCATTGATGAGATAAGGGAAAGATATAAGCAACAGAATGTTTTAAGTGAAGAGTTGGTAGAACAAGCATTATCAAATACAAATATTTTACTTGATTTTGAAGAAATAACTATGTCAAAAGAAATTAAAATGCCATCTATTTTTGGAAATTTGTCAATTAATGAAAAACTTAAAAAATTAAAAAATATAATTTATAAAGAATTTGATGAACAATATACTCTTAATAATTTTACACAAGAGGAGTTAAACGAGTATAAAAAAGAAATAAAATCAGAATATGATATAATTGAAAAAACAAGTGATGTTAAAACTGTTGATTATTTTTTATTAAATTATTTAATTATAAAAAAAGCCGTAAAAGAATATGATGGAGTATTAACTCGTACTGGTAGAGGTTCAGCACCTAGTTTCTTAATTAATAAGTTGCTTGGTTTTACTAATATAGATAGGATTAAAAGTCCTGTAAAATTATATCCAACCAGATTTATGAGTGTTAGCCGTATCTTGGAAGCTAAATCATTACCAGATATAGATTTTAATGTAGCCAATCCAGAACCCTTTATAAGAGCCAGTAAGGACTATTTAGGAGAAGATGGTGTGGTTGGTATGATAGCATATGGAACATTCAAGGAAGGTGCCGCATTTAGGAATTTATGTCGTTCTAAAGGGATGGACTACGATGATTACAATGAGGTTGCAAAAGAACTGGGTAAATATAGAAATAATCCAAAATGGAAGAAAATAATAGAGGAAACACAAAAATTTGTTGGAGTTATTGATAGTATGGCTCTACATCCGTGTGCTTATGTATTATTGTCACAACCAATTGATGAAGAATTGGGTATAATAAAAGCAAAAGATAATTATGTTTGTTTGATTGATAGTACAACTGCTGATAATTGGAAATATCTTAAAAATGATTATTTAACAGTTACTGTATGGGAAATTATTAGTGAAGTCTATAAGATGATAGATAAACCAATTGACACAATAGATAGTCTTGTTGAAAAATTAGATGATAAAGTATGGAAATTATATGAGGATAAGATGACAGCAACTTTAAATCAAACTAATAGTGACTTTGCTACACCAAAGGTTTCACAATATAAACCAAAAAATGTTGCAGAATTAAGTGCATTTGTTGCAGCTATAAGACCTGGTTTTAGTTCAATGGTTGATGTATTCTTAAATAGAGAGCCATTTTCATATAATATAAAGGAATTTGATAAATTATTAGATGATAGTCAAAACTTTGTTTTATATCAAGAAAATGTTATGACAGTTCTTCAATATGCTGGTTTTCCAGGTGACGAGACATATTCTTTATTAAAAGCAATTGCTAAAAAGAAACCTGGTATTATAGAACCAATTGAGGAAAGATTTAAAAAAGGCTTCGGTGAAAAACTTGGCGATGTAAAAAATAAAGATGGAGTAGTACAAAGAGTCTGGCAAATAATTGTTGATAATGTTGGTTATAGTTTCAATAGTAGTCATAGTTTAGCAACAGCATTAGATAGCTTATATGGTGCTTATTTAAAGGCAAATTATCCATTAGAATACTATACAGTAGTTTTAAATATATATAAAGATGATAAAGATGAAACAACAAAAATAGTAAATGAATTAAATTATTTTGGAATTAAATTAAATCCTATAAAATTTAGATACTCTAAAAATAATTATAGGTATAATAGAGAAACAAACTCAATCTATAAAGGAGTAGCTAGTATAAAATTTCTAAGTGAAAATGTAGCTAAGGAATTATACGATTTAGGTAAAAAAGAATTTAGTTGCTTTACTGAGCTATATAAAGAGATTTTTTATAACACATCATGTGATGCTCGACAATTAGAAATTTTAGTTAAATCAGATTTTTTCTCTGACTTTGGTGATATTAGTAAGTTATTACATTTAATACACGAATACAAACATGGCAAACAAAGATTAACTAAACTTCTTAAACAAGAAACGATTAATAAAAGATTTTTGGAACTTTGTGAATATGAAAAAAATTTAAAAGAATATGAGAAAATTAGTCAACTTGACTTAATAAGATTTAAAGTAGAAAATAATCTACCAATTGATAATTTAAAAGGAATTGATAATAGAACATTTATAATAACTGAACTTAATAATAAGTTTAAAAATGTAAAAATCACAATGCTACAAGTTTCAACTGGTGATTACTTTGATGCTAAAATAAAAGCTTCATCTTTAGAAACAATGCCTACTATTAATAAATATGATTTTATAAAAATAACCAGGTTAGTTAAGGAAAATCAGTGGTATAATAAGGATGGCAAGTGGAAGCAATATGAAGATAAAGATAACAGAAAGGAATATATAGTCTATGGTTTACAACTAATAGATATAATTGATGGTGGTTTGAATGAATAAAATTGTTGTTGAATATACACATAGTAGATGGAAAAGTCCAACTAATAATTGGGGTGTATATTTTGGAAAAATAAAAAAGATATTTTCTAAAGATGATGACTTCAATTTAAATGAGGGAAGTGAGGTCTGTTTTGTTGGAGATGCAGGATTTGAATTAAAATTTAAACAATTATATTCAATGACTGGTGAGTTTATAAAAAGTCAATATGGAATGCAACTACAATTAGGGACTTTATCAGAATATTTAGATATGACAAGTCAAGTCGATAAAGACAATTTCTTAAAAGCAATTTTAACAGGAAAGCAATTTGATGATTTAAAATCAAAATTTAAAGACCCTTTTATACTATTAGAAAATAATGAAAGAGAAAAATTATTAAGTGTTAATGGTATTGGCGAAGTTGTTGTAGATAGATTATTAAAGAAATTCAATAACACAAGAGATAATGCTCATGTTTATGCTTACTTTATTGGACTTGGTCTTACTAATGATTTTATAAATAAACTAATCATAACTTATGGTGGTGGAGATACTTTACTTCAAAAATTTAAACAAAATCCATATGTTTTGATAAATGATGTAGACGGTGTTGGATTTTTAAAAGCTGATGAAATTGCAATGAAATCAAAATTGGTCGAACCAGATAGCTCAGAACGAGTATTTGCAGCAACTGAATATTTTCTATCTAATAAACTAAATAACTCTACATATATAGAAATGAATAAGTTTAAAGCTGGAATAAATGGTTTATTAAAAAATAAATTATCTAGCAAATTATTAGATGAACTAATCATAGATATGTATGATAAAAATATTATCTATTTAGATAAAGATAAAAAAATAATAGCATTGATGAGATTGTATATGTTAGAAAAAAACATTGCTTCTGAATTAAAAAGAATTATAGAAAGCGAACCCATCATCAAACTAAATATAGATATCACTAAAGAAGAAATTGAAGAAAAAATATCTTTAATAGAAAAAGAACAAGGTTGGGAATATACTGATGAACAAGTTAGAGCAATTAAACAATGTTTTTTAAAAAACATAAATATTATTTATGCCTTAGCTGGTACTGGTAAGACAACTGTTGTTAATGCTATCATAAAAATAATTAATGGGAAATATCCAATAACACAGGTTGCTCTTGCAGGTAAGGCAGCACAAAGACTTGAAGAGGTAACCAACTATCCAGCAAGCACAATTCATAGAGCTTTAGGATTTGTTCCAGAGTTGGGTTTTACTTATCATTCAAGAAATCCTATGATAACAAGTTTGGTTGTTATAGATGAAAGTAGTATGTTGTCATTAGATTTATTTTATAGTTTTGTTAGTGCTATCCCAGATGGTTGTAAACTTATAATATTAGGAGACACTGGGCAATTAGAAAGTATTGGTGTTGGTAATTTACTTAAAGATTTAATTGAAAGTAATAAGATACCAAAAGTAGAATTAACTAAAATTCATAGGCAAGCACAAAAATCTGCAATAATAACTAATTCTATTGATATTAGAAATTCTAAATTAATTATAGAAAAAGATTTTATTGGTTATGACATAAAGGGTGAATTACAAGATTTAGAATTAGAAATAACTTCACATGGGAAAAATACTATTAATGATATTATGAAATATTTTAAAAAATATTATAACCAAAAAGAAAATAATATTTTAGAAATACAAGTAGTATTGCCAAAAAAAGATGATGCTTTATTGGTTAATAATGAGATACAAAATTTTGTAAATCCAGTAGCAGATGAAAAAGTTTCTTTTAGTAAAAAGTTTGAAATTCGTGTTGGAGACAAGGTCATTAATCGTAAAAACAACTATAATTCAAGAACAATAAAGGGTGTTAAAACACCAATATTTAATGGAAACATTGGAATAGTCAATAAGATAGATTTTTTTGATAAAATACTTATTATTGACTTTGAAAATATCGGAGAAATAATATTTGATTTTGAAGATGGTGGGAATTTACAATTAGGATATGCTATAACATGTCATTCTGCACAAGGCTCACAATGGAAAACAGTTATAGTTGGTATAAATTATAGTATGTTCTTTTTATTAAGTAGAGAATGGTTATATACTGCATTAACAAGGGCAAGTAAACATTGTGTTTTAGTTGCCGAAAATCAAGCATTAAGATATGCTACTGGAATATCTAAAATAAATAAAAAGAATACTTTTTTAAAAAAGATTTTATAAAAAAATATTTAGGTACAAATAAGCCTTGAATGTTGTATAATATATATAAGGAAAAAAATGGAAGGAATGATAAAATG